TGGCTAATGAAGCCATATTTATCTAAAGCTGCTGAAACACTACGCGACCAAATAAATGGAGCGTTTGTGGGTCGGAGCAGGAAAGCTGATGGATGGATCGGTGATAGTAAGCACTCATCTAGAAAATCCGATCACAACCCACGACCTAACGGAGAAGTATGCGCGATCGACATTGACGCTGGCTTATCTGACCAACAAGGGGTTAGTTATGATTTGGCAGATCAGCTTCGACTCGCAGCAAAAAAAGATAAGCGTATATCTTACATAATCCACGCAGGTAAAATTGCTAGTGCTAGATCGTTATGGAAGTTTAGAAAATACACAGGCATAAATCCACACCATAAGCATATCCATATTTCTTTCAAGCCTAATCAATCAGACGAGAAGTTTGACATCCCACTACTGAAAGGTAACTAAATGAAACTAACCGCAAAACACAAAGCAGCAATTAAATCATATTTAAGAGCTGTGGCAGCTAGTGCAATTACAGTAGCCCTAGCAATAGTGGCTGACATTCATCCAGCATATGCAACATTACTGGGCGCAATTGTCGCGCCTGTTGTCAAAGCAATAGATCCAAAATCGGGGAGTGAAGCGGATTATGGTCTTAGCGAAAAATGACAGCAAACGAATGGGTTGGCATAGCCGTTGGCGTATGCGCCGTATCAACAAGTTTATTAGTGGGTCTGCGCTGGGTTATTAAATCTTACTTGAATGAACTTAAGCCTAATTCTGGTAGCTCGATTAAGGATCAAATAACAAGATTAGAACAGCGTGTTGATGATCTGTTTGTGTTAATCAGTAAGCGATAATTTATATTATGGCGAACACACGAAAGCGAACAACACGAAAAAAAGTTAATCGTCGTCGAGTTCGCCGTACTCCTGATCCTTTAACTAAGTTAGAGGTTTTCTATATTGCAAAACATGAGATATTCAAAGCTGCAAAAAAGGCTGGATTTTCCGAATCTGTTGCTTTGTATCTAATGGATAATCCTGAGTCAATGCCTGACTGGATCGTAGGCGATCAGGGCATTATCCCAACTATCCCAACTCCAGATGAGGATGACGATTAAGCGATACTTGGTCATTTCGGATTTACAAATCCCATACCACCATGAAGTAGCTGTAAAGAATGTAATTAAGTTAGCCAAGCGAGAAAGGTTCGATAGTGTTCTTTGCGTTGGCGATGAAATCGATTTTCAAACTATTAGTCGATGGGCTGAAAAAACACCTTTGGCTTATCAGCAGACCCTTGACCAAGATCGTAAAACTACTCAAGACATTCTTTGGGCTTTAACTGAGCATTCCAAAGAAGCTCACATAATTAGATCAAATCACACAGATAGACTTTATAACACTTTATTAAAAGTGCCGGGCTTGATTAGCCTGCCTGAGTTGCAATACGCCAAGTTCATGCAGTTCGATGATTTAGGTATAACTTTCCATAAGCAATTTTATGAATTTGAAAAGGGCTGGATCTTGGCTCATGGCGACGAAGGTAACATGAATCCGAACGCTGGACAGACTGCCCTAAATCTTGCCAAAAAGGCCGGTAAGAGCGTGGTTTGTGGTCATACCCATAGGCTAGGTATGTCAGCCTACTCAGAGGGGCTCTACGGGGCTTATAGACCCCTTTACGGGCTTGAGGTGGGCAACCTTATGAACCGCGCCAAAGCATCCTATACGAAGGGGTTAGCCAACTGGCAAATGGGTATTGCTGTGCTTGAGTGGAATGGCAAGAATATGACTCCAACCATGATTCCAATAAATAAAGATGGCAGCTTTACTTATAATAGGAAGTCTTATGGGTCTTGAAACCGATTATAAAGATAGGTCGATTGATGACCATATCGATGATCTTGAGGATCTTGGCGTTATCTAATCGTTATAAAACACGCCGTAAGTAGTTAAGCGAGTGTCCTTGCTTTAAGTCATACTTTCTGTATCAGGCAACCGCTTGATATTAGGGAGCGAAATGGAAATAGTAGGTTACGGATTTATCATAGGCTGTTTGATTGGAGCAGCTTTATATTTCTGGGATGAACACCGCAAACAAGAAATTTATGATAATGGCTATTATGCTGGAAGAGCTGCTGGATGGCGTGCTTCATTAGATCATCAAGAAAAACTCAGGAAGTTAAAGTCAGATCAGGTGTTTGATTATGACAAAAACTGAGGATCTATTAAATGAAGTCATTGCTACGATCCAAGAGCGCGGAAGTGTCTATGGACATCCGTACTATAATCACAAAAGAATTGCTGGATTGTGGAGTGCATATCTTGATTTCCCAATCACACCACACCAAGCTGCTTTATGTATGGCGTTGGTCAAGGTTTCTAGGCTTACTGAAACTCCAGATCATTACGACTCAGTTAAAGACTTTATCGCCTACGGAGCTATCTATCGGAATGTGCTCGAAGCAGTCCAAGACCAAGATTTTGAATGGAAGGAATAATGTTTAATTTAGATAACTATGAAACAGTTGAATCAAGATTGGAAAAATGGCATGAGAAATACCCTGATAATCGTATCGAGACTGAACTCATTGAAGCGACTGAAAAGCGGTTCGTTGTATTCGCCAAGATCTTTAAGACTGAAGCAGATTCTAAACCATGTGCAACTGGGCTCGCATTTGAGGTCATTACGGAGAAAGGTGTTAATAGCACATCTGCATTGGAGAATTGTGAAACTTCAGCGATCGGTCGTGCGCTCGCAAATGCTGGTTTCGCAGCTAAAGGCAAACGCGCTTCAAGAGAGGAAATGGCTAAGGTAAACAATGCCGAGCCAAATCAATACGAAAAGAAATTACAAGAAAGGCGATACGGAGCGCCGGGAACTAAATCAGCTGCAATTGAGGATGCTTTAAGAGCTTCATTTGCAGTAGATAACAAAATTGATGATCCACAACAATGGTCTTTATCTGATGCTGTTGATGCAATTGGCGCAACACCTAAAGAGCCACCTGCTTGCGAACATGGGCATATTTTGAAGCAGGGAGTGAGCAAAGGCGGAAAGCCGTACTATGGCTATGTCTGCAAGGGATCTAACAAAGACCATGCGAAATGGGCAAAAATGACTGCAAAAGGATCTTGGTACTTTGAGGGGGTGGAATAGTGGGATACATAGCCTTCATTAACGGAAAAGGAGTTCAAGTAGTTTTAGATGATGATGGTGTGCATCTAGAACAATCAATAATTAAATGTGAAGCATGTGGTGACGATCGTGTATTTAAGGATGGCACATGTTTTAGATGCCATGAGTTAATAAATCGTGACCCAGTTTAAGTGTAATGGGTGCAAGCGAGCCACAGAATTTATTGAGATTGAGTGGAAAAATAAACCTTTCGGTTATTCAATTTATCAATGCAAAGACTGTGGCTGCACCGGAGTCAAAAATGATGCTGAGCCTATGAAACAAACCGATAATACAGTCAGCAGATGCAAGAGCTGTGGGTCGTGGCAGTTTAGCGGTATGGACTGTCATACTTGTCTATTGATTGGAGAATATGATGCCAACATATGAATATGGCTGCCAAGAATGCGGCACTTACGGATCAGTCCATCGAACCTACAAAGAGGATGATGGCGGTATGAATTGTCCTAAATGTGGGCTAGATATGACAAGGATCTACTCAACAGTAGGGTTAGTCTTTAAGGGCGATGGATGGGCTGGTAAGACTAAATGAAAATTGGATCTCTTTGCACAGGTTATGGCGGATTAGATTTAGCTGTTGAAACATTCTTTGATGCTGAAATGGTTTGGTGTGCTGAAAATGATAAGCACGCTAGTAAATTAATTGAAACAAGATTCAATAAACCTAATTTAGGAGATATTAAAAAAATTGATTGGGCATCAATTGAACCAATAGACATATTGACAGCAGGTTATCCGTGCCAACCATTTAGCCATGCTGGTTATCGAAAAGGAGAAAATGATGAAAGACACATTTGGCCAGACATACTTAAAGGAATTAGCATCTTAAGACCTAAAATCATCGTCTTGGAAAATGTCAGAGGGCATCTCAGCCTCGGTTTCAAAGAAGTTCTCAAAGACCTTGCCCAAAATGGGTATGATGCAAAATGGCGTATTGTTCGAGCTAGTGATGTTGGCGCACCCCATCAAAGAGCGAGGTTATTCATTATTGCCTACTCCATTGACTGTAGATGCACACAAAGGCAGTCCAGCAGATTTAAACAGAATGTCGCCGAATCTACGATCAATGGATGTTCTACCAACTCCGACAGTAATGCATGTGAGAAATCACGACGAACCCCTTTATGCTTATGCGGAAAGAGTTCAGGATTACAACAATGGAAAAACAAAGGGAAAGCCAGGCATGAGCACAGGTTTAGCCTTGAGATGGATAGACAAGAAGTTCCGAATACATTGGATCAAGATCGACTAAATGTTAAGTTTGTTGAATACATGATGGGGTTACCAAATGGATGGGTAACTGATTTGGATTTTACTAGGGCTCAACAATTAAAGATGCTTGGTAATGGAGTAGTTCCACAACAGGCTTATTACGCTTTACAATTGTTATGTGATGAAGATCACTATCCACATAGTGAGATGGTATAGACATTCTACGCATGAGAGGGGTTGCACTATCATGATACGCTCTAGGCAAGTATTTGCCCTAAAGGCAAAAACGCGAGCCCGTAAGGCTCAGCTCGCGAGGTGCTGGCTAGTCGGGATAGCTATGTTTGTA